TTCCTTGCCGAATATGTTCCCTTCTGCTGCACGGGTATCATCGGATTGAACTTAGGCACAAAATGCATGAAGTAGTTGTTCTGATACCGATATCCTCCATACAGCAATGTCTCTGCATAGAGATCATAATAGTATGATTCGAGGAAGTTCAATGTGGTTCCATCGGGTCCGATGCCAGCATAGTTGTCTGAGAAATAAGTCAGTATGTTGGCGGGTATGAGATCTGAAGCAGAGTATGTAGACGATGCGGCATTTGCCGAACCTCCCATCATGAAGTACTCGGGATGAAAAGATGTGTCTGTAGTTGTGCCAAGACCCTTGGTATAGGATTGCCACCCCGTCATGCCTGTGCTGAATGTATATCCCGCTGGTGCTGGCTTGAAGGTCACTTGTGCTATGCGTGACACATAGAACTGCTGCCCAACGGGAATGAACGGACCTGTGGCATCGGCAGCATATCCTGGATTTGGAATCGACTTCTGCCAACCAAGCACTTCAGTGACATAAGGAACTCCCCAATGACCTGCCTGTTGCGAGTTCCTGACAAGATTGTACCTAGCAGGGTACTTCTGTATTTCATCGAAGAACTTGTTGTTGAAGTCGTTTGCGAGTTGAAATCCAACCCTATTGATGGCAGATGTCGAGCCGTTGAACCGCCTGAGTTCCTCGGTCCATGCTGGATTTGCAGACAAGCCGACATAGGCATTGATCATGTCTGCTCTGGTGTCAAGGAATGCATCATCTGCATACTTGATGAACTGATAGTGGGGTTCAAACCTTGCCATGAATCCAGCAAAGGTCACTCCACGATCCTTGTATAGTGCTATGTTTCTGCGAAGAGACAGCGGAATGTCAGGAATGAAATATAGGGACTTGACTGCGGATGTCAATCCCGTGTTTGCGGAAAGACCATAGTACAGAGGGTTTCCCGCAGTTCCCGTTGGCAGACCGTTTGAGTTGCTTATTCCAAGCGTAGATGCATCGAACATCAACTGAAACGGAACGATGGTTCCACCGAAGTTCACCATCGTGTAGCAACCGCCAGATGCTCCCTTTTCGGTGACTCCTGTGAAGGATGCCACTGCATACGGATCATTTCCTGCGGTGATGCTGTAGAACACGGGGTACTGAGAAACAAACTGATACCTGTCGTACATCACCTTGAATGCACCATACATGTTCACGCCACCAGGAGAATATCCTATGGTGCCATGCTCGGAGTCGCTGAGTTCTCCCATATCATAGAATGCCTCCATCGACAGCCCGTACATGAAGGTCATGCCGCTTCTGAACAGGGAGTGTTCCTTTGCAAGATCTCCCTGAGTCATGCCAGCAGTGAACAGTGTCTTGTCATCAAGCGGAGCAAAGTATGGTATGACCCCGCGAGTGAAGTATGCCCTTGGCATCTTTCTCTTTTGCTCGACACCGATTGTAATCGTCTTGTAGAGACGATCCGTGTTCAAGTCAACGGATTCCACCGATGTCGTGGTGATACGGTAGTCCTGTAGGAAGTCATTGAGGTTGGTTTCCGCAGTACTCATGAATCTCCAGTCAACTCATTGAATGTAAGCCGTATCTCACGGATAAGACCACCCTGCTTGATGGGACCGAGGACATATGACTTGGCACTGAATGAAAGCGTGTGCGTTATCATTCTTCTTTCATCTGCAAGGCTTCCTTCGTACTCCTCGGAAGAAGACACGGAGTTCAGCACTATCGGCACATCTATCTTCTTGTACAACTCGTTGAAGTTCAAGGACACGGTGAAATCGGGGGTGAAGTATGGAAGAATCTGCTCTACGATCTGATATCCATCATCGATGTTGCGAGTCATCACATTCAGGTTGAACTCAACGGTATCTGGAACCTCATTGTATGAGTATGAGAATGTCTTGTCCTTCTCATCCTTTGTGGTGTATATCTTGTTCAGGCTATTCAACTTCCTCGACGGATCATAGACCATTGATGTGATCTCAAATGCCATCCTCGGGACTATGCTCTCCACGCTTTTCCTGTCACCCGACTGATTGAGTTCCGCTATCTTCCTGTAGAACTTTTCCTTGGGGGCATAAGATATGGGAACCTTTATCTTCTTCTCTTCGGTTCCATCGGCATTCTTGCGCGACACATATATCTCATCGAACAGCGAGCCGAATGATACGACCAGTTTCCTTATGCTTCCATGATAGAAATGCTCGAACATCAGTAGTTGCCCTCGGAGAACGGATCCTTATCGCTGAAATCTATGATATCTAGGGCTGCTCTCTCAAGTTCGATCTCATCGGTATCGTCTGCATTCGTCTCAAGGTATGTCTTCTCGGTGTCTTCAATGGTGCTGTAGTATACGGATGCATCCGAACTCAAGCCGCGAAGGGGAACCAACGAAGAGGGTGTCCCGACTTCTCCACGAACCTCGACAATCCTGTCTCCCTGATTGAAGTTGACGATGACAGCCTTGTATGTGCTGCTTCCCAAGGTAAGCCCTTGGTAGATAGTCTCGCCTTCGAACAATGTTGCACCAGAGGAGAGCGTAAACTTCCTGATATTGGTGACGAGGTTGGTTTCGATCTGATCGACCTCGTTGATCTCCGTGTCGATCTTCTCGCCAGAGTAACGGAAGAGTTCGCACGATAGTTCGTATGCAAAGAACGAGTTTCTGGTGCCGACATACTTGATCTCATACAATCCGCCGTACTCGGGAAAGTATATGATGTCGCCTTCCTGTGGGATTACGGTTGTCCCGTATCTGGAAGCCTCCTCAGAGAATCTTTTCTTTGCAACCATCAGTGTCACGGAATCCTGCAAGTCGATGCCGAACTTGTTGATCAACTTGCTCTGAGTTTCAAAGAACTCATAGTTGCTGACGAACATCTCAATCTGAAAACTCTTCTCAAACTTGGAGACAGGGTCTTCACCAAACAGGGCATCTAGGTTCTGAAACTTCCTGAAGATGTAGTGGACATCGAAACCGTATATCTTCACTTGCTCTGTTACGAGTTGCTCGAAGAGATCGGATTCGCGTGTTGAAACCTTGAAGTAGTTGTTTCGTGCCATCAGCCCACCATGAAGTCAACTGGTAGTTCGTACTTACTCTGTACGGTGTCTTCGATCTGTGATAGTTCCGTGGTGGCATCGCTGTACATCGTCGCAGCATCGAACCTTGCGCCACCAGGCAGGGGGATATTGGAGAACTTGCTGAGGTTTGCAGCCCACTGCCTCTTTATGAGTGCCGTGACGTATTTCTTCAGCAGGATATCATTGTATATCTCGGGATATGTCTCGGGGCTTAGAGCAACATATGCTTCCACAAGTATCTTGTCCCCAACATTAAATGTCTCAGACCAATCTGCCTGTATGCTGAGTTTGTTGGTCACTCGGCTGAACTGAATCTGCTTCTCGGGGCTGAGGAACTGCTGAAGAAGCGAAAGATACTGCTTTGTCGTATCGTAGTAGTTCAGGTTTGAGGTTCCCGTGAGGAATCCATTGAAGTAGTCATTCAACATCAACTGATACTGAACGCTGAACATTCCGCTCTGTGTTGCCTGATCAATGATGTGGATCTTCATGATGCTGACGATCTCACCACCGCTTGATCCGGCATTTATGTTGTTCGTATTGATGTACTTGTTGTTGATGTCTGTCTGAGTGATGATGTACGGGACATATACCTTCTCAACACCATCGAAATGGTACTGAGAGAAGAACTGCAATGCATCATCGATGCGGTCCTCTACTTGAGCATCATCGACGTTGATTTCGATGACAGGAAAGCCAAGCCGACGAAGGGCATAGTCCTTGAGATCTTCGCGGGATGTTATTGCCATATCTACCTCCTTGCATTACGAAGATTCTCAAAATACCGTTCGTCGTTCAATCTCTGGCTCCTGCACATCCTGATTTCTGGCAACCTCATGAATATTTCCTCATGAAAGGGGCTTGGGATATCACAGGATCTAGTGTTCACCCCGTCCGAAACATAGTGCTTTCTACCATTGCAGAAATGCACTTTCCATTCTGCCTTGTCATATGGAATGACTGAGATCACATCGGAAAGATCAAACACCTCGTCATTCAACCTCACTGTTTTCTCAACACGAAGAAATACATTCATTCACTATTCCTCACTGAAAAATTCTGCTTCGGAAAGTTCTGGTGTTCCGCTTGCCTTGTTGATCTTAGCAAACTTGATTGCATTCTTTGTCAGTGCCGAGTTCATTGTTTCCTTGGCACTCTTTGAATAGTTCTTCAGGTTGTTCTGATACTCAAGTATATCAAGGCGAAGGTTTGAAATCTCTGTTGCAGTCAACCTACGTTCTATTCCCTTGGAGTCGGTGAAGTTATACACACTTGCCGATATTCCTTGAGATACAAGCAAGCCATTATCCATGATGTACTTCATGGTGTCTGCATTCGTAGGATCTATAAACAGAGAGTTGTGTGTGAGACTGACTCCATAGGCATTTCCGGATGATCCAAACAGACGCCTAAATGGATTCTGCCCTCGTTGAGGATTGTAGACATTTCCAGATGAACCTATGTTTCCCGCAATACCCTCTATCTCATGCAGTAGTTCCATGCTGCGATCATACTGAAGATCGTTTCTATAGAAGATTCTGAAAACATTGATGTCGGGCGCATTGTCGTATATTGAGTTAAGCCCGAAGATGTAGTCATAACCATGACTGTAATATGCCGTAGTTCCTGGTGCAGCAGAGTTTACAAATGGGCTTACGATTGCTCCATATGACAGGCTGAAACCAGTTGGATCTGAATAAGCGGTTGCACCAGCCGTATATCCTATGGTATATCGAACAATGTCGCGAACTCCCATGCCAACAAGATTGGTTACGCTACCTGCGGTGAATCCAGCACTTTCCAAGGTGAGCGGAACTATGTTTGCAACGGTTCCGCTGATATAGTCGAGACTCTCACCATAGAAATTATTGCTTTCTGGTAGTCCATTGAAATTCAATATTGCTATGGTTTGCGAGGATCTGGTAAATCCACTGAGCGTTGGAACACCAAGTGTTCCTGAAGCATATGGAAGAAACCCATATCCAGATGGACCAAAGAATCCTGTAGTAGTTCCAGACTCAAGTATCCTCAATGAATCGATATATCCATTGAATCCTTCTGTACCTAGATGGTTGTTTCCAACATAGATCCCATTCCCATATCTTGTTTCAGGAAAAGTACCAGAAGTGACACCGACACTGAATCTATTTGTTCCGTTGAAGTATCCCGATATCAAGTAGGATACAATACCGGCTGTTCCCGTGTTGCGAACTACCGAGACAGCGACATGCTGCCATGAATTCGTAGTCATACCAGATACATTGATGATGTTCTGAGAGTAGTTGTATCCACCAGTGCTTCCATATGACTGCCATGCAAACTGAAGGAAGCCAGCAGAACTATCGAATCCTAGTTTCCAGTTTGCACTTGCTCCTGTCGGTCCCTTCTGTAACAAGGTGAAGTTGTTTGCAAAAGTGGTTGGATAGAAAAACAGTTCCATTGAGTAGGATGGAACGCCAGTTCTCGCAATATCGTTGTGTGGAGCAGAAACACCGGCATAATCGGTCTTGCTGAGGTTGGTTATGTAAAGGAATCCGCCTGTATACCCAACGTCGCTTCGGGTAAACTTTCCTGATGTGGGACCAAACTTCTTCTGTGTAGTGCTGTGAACTGGTCTTGTGTTTCTGTCGCTTGTATTGAAGACCGTGGTAACTTTGGTTATATCCTGAACCACTTTCCTATTGTGTACAAGATACGGATGGGGATTTGGCATGTAAAGCGTTACTTCCACCCGAGGATCATACTGAGCCGACCTGTTTGGAAAAGAGATTGAAATATCCTCTCCGATGAGATCGGGAGAACCATCCGCTATGTCCGAACCGAAATCGGATACTGCAACTCCAGTCAATAGAGACTCGTCAACAAACGAAAAAACATTAGGGTTGAAGGTGGTTGTAGTTGGAATGACATCCTGATCATCGCTGTACTTGGCGGGATCTATGGATATCAACTTTCCAAATGAATCGAATGTGCAGAGTCTGTATGCCATGTTTTCCTCTTACAATGCATTTATCAGCGCAGATGCTGAGAATATTGCTGTCAACCCACCAGCACCCGAGAATCCAGATCCATCTTCTGGTGCGAACAAGTATGCTGGAGGCTTGACCGATCTATAGCCATCCCTGCCGAATGCCATCATTGCAAATAGTCCAGTTCTTGATATCGTTGCCGCATCTGAAAGATCACCCACTCCAGCACTAGTTGCATTTGAATAATCTATCGAATGATTCAGTGGGACAAATCGATAACTAGCATTTATGTCGCTATTGGTATCAAAAATTGTTCTTCCCAAATTTTCTCCAGCAAAACCAGCACCTGTGACATTATCTCTGTATATCTGTGACCAGATGAAACTGATGTTTCTTGCATCCAACTTGGGTCCAGAAAGACCAGCAGTTTGCTTCTTTGTAAGTTCCACAGACGAGTTGTTGCAGAATGACTTGCTAGATGATCGATAATGGGTTGGGACAGGGCTTGTCGTAGCCCAGAAAGCGGTCATGGTTTCGAACTCAGTGCTGTTCCATGAAGATGTGTTGGTGACATGCACTCCATACAGTACAGGGAACACCGAAGCAGACAATGAAGCCTCCATTGTCGAGGAACCATTTGCTCGGTAGTTTGTTCCACCTAGAGCAGATACTGAGGTATTGATAGACATCTGAGATGCGAGATTGGCATTGAATCCTATCTGCGACGCATATGACGAGCAGTTGCTGATGTTTGCACTAGAAGCATCCACAGCAGCAAATGCAGATGATCGGGAGAATACGGCAACAGATGAAAGGCAGGACATGCTTGAATTGCTTGATGCAAGATATGCATTTCCACCGCCCGTGTACAGATTGACTATGTCATACTGATAGTTTGTCGGAGCAGTTCCTGGAGTGACCACTGTTGTCCCCCCGACAACCGTAGTTCCACCGCTGCCGATGTCGCTACTTCCAGCGTAGTCGCCTGGATCAACACCAGTACCAGATGATGTTTCGTCAATATCGGGCATCTATTCCAACCTTTAGTAATGCTGAGAAACTGGGTCGCCTCCCTCAAGAAGACCGACCTTTACTGCTATGTTTAGTAGTTTTTGCCTTGGATTCCAACTCCAGACAGTACCTCTTATTTTTTGATCAGGGGTGGTGTATGTCTGACCAGGAATGAACGAGTCTATGTTGAGAGCGGTGTTGCTTCCCTTTATGCGAAAAGCAACCCTAGACTGCCCAACAAACGAGGCAAAGCATCTGTTTGCAAGGAGACTTGAAGAATTGTAGGATCCAAATGCAGTTGCTGCGGCTCCTGTCACAACGCTTCCTGTAGTGACTATGCTTGATCTATTGGCAGCAATGACTCCATACGAACAGTTGGATACCACGATCTTCCCTAGATTGACATCGGAACCATTATTCGCAAAGAAACCAACATGGAAATCCTTGACCCCAACATTGCTGCAAAGGCTGTCTCCAAGACCAGCAGGTTCATTTATGACGGTTTCTCCAAGCCTTGCCCTCACAGAGTAGATGGCATATTTGTTGCTGCTGATGTCATCATCAGTCTCGAACAAGGCATAGTGCGCTGGCATATTGATGCCATCCATGAAGATGTTCTTGATCTTTCTAAGACCACCACTTCCGATCTTGAGGATGTTTCCATATCTCTTGAAGACTGTCGGCATTATCTTGACCGTGACTCTGTTGGTATTGATGCTTCTCCATGCACCAGAGCCGCCAAGTCCAGCATATCCATTTGCAGCAGCATGTTCGTGGTAGTTCTTGCCGAATGCAATGGTGTCATTAAGGAAAGAACCAGCAGGACCGGTTGCGCTGTACCAACCAATCAAATTGGTCTGAGTTATGCCTTCATAAACAAAAGTTGCAGTCAATCCTAGTGAACTTGAATTTGGGAATGTTGCTCCAATAAAGTTTGTTGTGGCTCCAACAGGAATACCCGTGGTTGCATTTCCCCCATAGTAACCAACTGGCACACTGCTCAGATAGTGTCCACGGACATCAAGTTCTGGTGGTCCTGGTATTCTATTTGATGGAATGAACCACGCATTGGTTTCACTTTCAGTTCTATCAGCGGGATTGTTTGCACAGGCACCTGAGATGTAGGTAACTCCAAACTGTGGATTTCCATACATTCTTCCCCATGACAGAGATGAACCCGCAGGAATGCAGAACCAATCGTCTCTCACAGATGACTGAATTGAAACTGTTCCAAGATTCAACCCGGTCAGTTTGTGTGATCCTAGAATTGAACCCTGTTTTGCAATGTTGTTTCTTGGGTGATATGGATAGGCGGCATAGAAGTATGCGGGATTGTAGTCATTGTCATAGACTAGATCATAGTCTTCTATAATGACTCCTGATCCACTTACACCATATGTCGATGACAGGGCATTTCCAGATGTGATGAAAGCATAGGTAGTGTTGTCATCTGGAAGGACGCATGACATGGTTATTCCATGAACAACGCCAGAGTAGAACTTGTTTAGACCAGTTGTGGTATATCCACTCGTAACATAGCCGCTGACATATTGAAGCAGCAAGGTCTTTGGGGCTGCTCCGACAAATGCCACTCTGTTTCCCTGCTCATGATCGAAGATCAGTTGATCATCAAGTTCGTAGATTCCAGGAGCAAAGTTGATGGTGACGAATCCAAAGTCGGAGATGTACTTGTCTCCGAGCCACTCTATGGCACGATTTGGAGTCCTGAATGGAGAATCTTCCTCAACACCTGAGTTGAGGACATCATCTCCGAACGGACTGACATAGAGGTTGACTTGCGTGGCAATGACAACTCTTTCGCCGGGGGATATCGTTATCCTATGTGCAGAAAATTCGCCCATCTATTCTCCTCAAAGCGCAGTTCCGCCACCATACATCGTGACATTCAAGTAAGTAAAGTTATCACTATGGGTTGCACCGATCAATTCATATACCTGAACACCGAAGGTCTGACCACCATAACCATAAGGATTGGCAACGAACATCTGAGTCAGACCAGACCCATTTTTAGTCACTGCAACCTCAACTATGTATTTGTCCGCATTGGTGGAACCTAGTTCATCGATGAGGTTGTGTTGAAACACATAGTTTCCTTGCGATACGCGAGAAACACCCCAAACTCCATAGGAGGCATCGACGGTGCAACCAGCCCCGCTGCTTGATCTAGCCCATCTTTTCGCAGTATTCTTTCCTATCACGGCACCGCCGCCTGATGGACCTAATCGAAGGATCTTGGCATAGGAATCCTTGCGAGTCTTTATGATCCAATAGAGAGCGACATACTGTGGAACATTGTTGTGTGCGAGGTTTCCGCCAGCATTTCCTATAGAGCCGTCAATCTGTGGTTCAAAGTTGGTTGCACCAACATTTATGGTTCCCGTGACACCGTGGTTGTGTGAACCTGCATTCGGAAGTGGTGTTCCGCTTGTCGTGTAGACGCTGTCGAATCCGGTTAGATCAAGTTTCACATTGTTTTGCAAACCAATATTGATGTGACTGTGTGAACCCTCGGTAGAAGTCTGAAGATTGAAACTTGTAGATAGATTAGGGCTGATTATTGAAGATGTGAAGTTGACTCCGTGGTTGTGTATCGGCATCTCCGTTGTGGTCAAGGCATGTTCTTCCTCACCACCAGCCATGCCCACGGTATATGAGTTGAATGCCGTGTTCTCCACCCCCGTGATGCCACGCGAATCACCTACGACGAACCTTGCCCTGAGATCGGGTTTCTTGAACTGAGTCTTTGTCGGAGCAGCGATGCTGTACACCACATTGAGTGGTGTGTTTCCAATGTAGAACCTACCTTGTTCACCCGCCACCAACTCGGAGTTGTGATATGTGCCAACCTGTGGTCCATTCACATAGATCGGATCAACAAAGGCAGTCACATTGGTTGCCTGTGTTCCATCAGCATTGACCGTTCCACTGATGATGGTGCATTTGATGCCTTCTGCATTTCCTGCCTTTGTGATATAGAACACGGCTCCTGCAATATTGGTGTTGTTCAGGAATCCGTTTCCACTATTAGACACCCGATTTAGAGTCAGGGTTTGAATGAAGCCGTATATCTTTCCTTCATTCAGTGCCGTGTACAGGTCGCCATATGTCGATATGCTGAGGAATCCGCCGTCACAGATGTCCCAACCAGTTGGGATCTGCCCTGTGTTGCCAGCAAATGCAGACACCGTTCCCACGGGCTGTATGTCACTGAGATCAACCGTGGAGTCGCCCGATATGCGGGATCCTATGGAGTTGACCACGATTCCATCGATTGTACCCAGATATGAATCCAATGATGGGGTTCCATCGTCAACGGTTCCTGTGGTTATGATGACAGGCTTGATGACGCTACCGGGATTTGATGGTGCCGTCGTTGTCAGTTTACCAGCATTTGTATCAGAAAGATAGAAAACCTGTGCAGTGGTGCTACCTGCAATAGTGGACATCAGGCTATCTGGAAGGGATATTTCACCCGAGTAGACAACAACGAAGTTAGTGGCATCTATTGACTCCACAACTCCAACAAAGTTTGCATTTGTTTCGTTGTTTGCAATCGCTCGCAAGTATGTGTCGGTGGCAGGATCATAGCGGATCACATCTCCAACTGTGAATACATCGGAGGTGATGCCAGCCATGTCTATCTTGTTCTTTACAGAACGGACATCCGCTAGTGCTATTGGATCAAATGCGCTACTTCCCATGTTGTTCCTCTTATAGTTCCGATTCCACTTGATAGTTTATGAAAGCATTTCCACCAGACTTATCCGCACGGAATCCACGCTTTCCCTTGACTAGAGTGGTGATGGTGACACCATCTGTCTTGATGTCAACGGTCGATGCCGTTGCATCCCGTATCTCAACAGGATATCTGACCACCACCTTGGATGAGTCGGTGAATATTGCGTCATTGTTGACAACGGCAGATCCAGCAGTCACATCCTTATATGGGGTGATGACATTCGTGGTATGATAGTAACGAAGGCATCGGTTGAACTCCGAGGTTGGATCATTGAGTTCGAATGGGGTGGCATCCTGTCCATACTCAAACTGAACCTGTGCAACATATATCTTGTAGTTGTTTACACCTGCTAGATTGCCATCGATTTCCTCAACAACATCCTCTCCCACTAGATCGGAACCAGCACGAATATAGAACTTTATTTCTGGTCCATCGGTTCCATTGCTTCCAGTCAATCCACCACGGGCGTCGGGAAGTGCAAATGTATGTGAGAATCTTGTCCATGTCGTTGGGACATTCATGACGAAGCCGGAGTTCTTCTGCGAGTTCTTTTCCACACCTGTGGTTGCATAGTCGGGTGCAGTTCCACCACCCCAATCCCTGCGGAATGCAACACCAAGTTTAGCATTGCTGACTGTGGATCTTGCATAGAACGACACGGTGGCATAGCCATTCGGGAACTGCTCGACTCCTTCTATTCTCTGAAACAGATATGTCTCGCTCGTAGCCCCAAAGCCTCCCGTGCCTATGCTGAACTCAAGACCATGTGGAGAATAGACATTCGATGTGCGAAGATCGCCAACTCCAAGGGCGACACGATTAACCTCAACGCCAAGTCTATCGGCAGTCGATCCACCAGTATTGACCAGTTTCCACCTGTCTGCCGTATAGCGATCTGGCTCGGATGTTGGATTCCTGAAGCCAAAGGTAGTTCCTCGCTGCCAGAAATCAAAGTTTCCGTTGATCAACTTGTTTCTAAATCCAGAACCGCTCTGTGGTATCAGGATGCTTGTGCCTGTATCTGTGTTGGTGTTGATGACAAGACCAACATAGTTCTGCACGATTCCTGCGGTTGGTGAGATGGCAACGAGTATTGGCTTCCTGACGGTGTTGACAGTAATCGGAGACTCAGTTGTGATCTTTCCATCATCACCGCCGAGGAAGTATACTGATCCTGGCATGAGCGTCATGCCCGATGCACTCATGTCGATGAAGCCCGACACGGTCATGAGGGATGCAGCAGAGTTGCCTCCATAGTTGATCTTGGAGATTATTCCAAGTGCTTCTGCCTCTTCCGTGCTGTTGCAGGATGCCTTCACATAGGATCCATAGGGGCGATCCGTAGCG